CGCGCCGGTGGCGTTCTTCAGCCTCGAAATGTCGGCCGACCAGCTGGCGATGCGTATCTTGTCCGAGCAGGCCGAGGTCGTCTCGGAAAAGCTGCGTACCGGCCAGCTGAGCAATGCCGAGTTCCAGAAGTTCGCGCGCGCGGCGGGCGATCTGGAGCGGCTGCCGCTCTATATCGACGACACGCCGGGCCTCTCACTGGCGCACATCGTCGCAGAGTGCCGCAAAGTCAAACGCCAGAAGGGCGCTGTTGGAATGGTGCTGGTCGATTACCTGACGCTGATGACTGCCGAGAAAGCTGATCGCAACGATCTGGCCTACGGTCTCATCACGAAGGGGCTGAAGAACCTCGCCAAAGAACTGGGCTGCGTCGTTGTGCTGCTGACTCAGCTTAACCGTGAGCTGGAGAAGCGCGTCAACAAACGGCCGTTACCGAGCGACTCACGCGACACCGGTCAGATTGAGCAGGATTGTGATTACTGGGTGGGTATTCACCGCGAAGGCGCATTTGACGAAAACGTGCCGGCCGGAGAAACAGAGCTGCTTCTTCGCCTGAACCGCCACGGCAACACCGGCACTGTCTTCTGTATGCAGAAAGACGGCGCTATCTACGATATGGACCAGCACGCAGCCAAAGTCGAACGCGATTCCCGTTCCGAAAAAGGCGGCAAGAACAAGAAGGGTGGATTCTGATGGAACATTCGCACATTCAGGAAATTTTCAATAAAGCCAAAGAGCTTCGCGCTGGCCGCAAGCCTCAGTTTGGCGACAAGATGCGCAATCTTATCGCAGGCGAAAGCAACCCACGCCGCGATGCTTACTTCGTTAAATCGTACAAAGTGACCGGCCGCTTCAATCCTGGAACCTGGTACACCATGACTGATAAGAAAGGTGCGTTCTGGGACTCTTGCCCTGACGGAATGATTTTTATCGAGGAGGGCCACCAATGACCAACCTAACCCCCAGTGAAGCACGAAGACTAATCGACAAGCTTCACCACAACCAAACCAAAGAGCACGGCATATCGATACTGGAAGAGAAGTATCTGGCTGCGATGGAGATTGCGCTGACGGTGCTTGAGCAACCTAAAGGCCAGTTCTTCCTCGTCGAACATGACAGTGGCTATGAAGTCGAAACCGCGCTTCACGCCGCCATGCAGCGCCGGGCAGATTTTGGCGGCTGCATCTGGGCGCTTACTGGCAGCATCGTTAAGCCCAAAACCGACACCTACCGGCAGATTGAGAATGACGCCTGGATTGAGTGGGGTGGTGGGGATTGTCCGGTTGAGCAGCACACTGGGGTGGAAGTGAAACACCGCAGCGAAAAATGGCACTCCAGAAAGGCGCCGGCATGTGAAGTTGATTGGCAGCATCGTGGATGGTGCTCTGACACAGACATCATCGCCTATCGGGTGATTGAGAATGATGGGAGGGAAGGATGAGTGACTATTTGAAGTTCGATGGCGGTAAAGCTGTCATCGCAGAGGTTCATTCATGTGTTGGCAGTGCTTATTTAGACCTCAGTAAAGTTTGTGCAATATCAAGCCAGTCGATGAATCTACAGGAAAATACTGAGGCGG